ACAGCGAGAGAGAAGAAAGTCTTTCCAGTAGAAGACTCTCCAGCAATAGCAGTAATCTTATTCCCAGATACACCACCAAATATGCTACCTGAAACCAGTGCGTTAAAAATGTACGAACCTGTGTCCACATAAGTTTCTGTTTCGTCAATGTCTGCTGCTAATTTGGTGAAGTCGTCACCAATCTCTTTTACAATATCTTTCAAAAAATCCATTCAATACCACCTCTTAGTTTTTAAATATTCTAATACATCATCACGAACATCCATCAATTCGTGATAACACTTTTGATTATGAGCACACTGCCGCAGTTCCTGATCTGGTTTCAACACACTTTCAATAAAAAGATCTAAACCCCTATTCCATTTGTCCTGCTTAGACTCTTGGTCTACAATGCTGTTCTGGTCTTTCATACAAAAAATAGCTCGAGATTTACAGTTTTTTCACACGACCACCCAATAGAGTCTAAGACAGTTTTTAGTGGTTCTAGGAATGCCTTTTCAAATTGTAGGTCATGATCAATGTATTTGTCAATGCCAAATTCATGAGGAAAATCTTGAATGAACGAGATTACATTCTCATGAATTGGATTTGGTTTTTTCAAATATAAGAATTTAATTTTTTCTCCATTGTTAATAAGAGAATACTTATTGTCCAATTTATTCTTCTTTACATAATGATTGAATAGAAGAGCACCTCGGCAGTGAATGGGAGTTCCTTTACTATAGATATTAGAATGAGATTTATATTTCTCTACATCAGATACTGAACGTGGGAATGCAATCTCCTCTGCAGGAAGAGATTTAAATTTAGTGCGACATTCATCAATAAATTCGATTACGTCTTCCTCAGTTCCACTCATCATCAACTTAAGACCATCCTTAATCATTTTACGACAAGGTGCTGGTGTAGAAGATTTTACTGCTTCGATACCCATGATCTTCAGTTTTGGTTCATCATACCTCACACCTTCACTATCCCAGACGTTAAGAATATAACGTTTCTTGGCAGTCCAGATGCCACGATCAGCAATATTCTCACGTTTCATACTCATCTTCTGTTCATATGCCGAAACATAATCCGCAAGTTCCTGATAAGAGGATTCGATGAATGGTTCCAACTTGTCTTCACAGATCTTGTCAAGTATGTCAACAATCGTTGTTTTATTGTCAGACTTATTACTAAAGAATTTATCAACAAGAGGTCCAAGATTAAGATAGATTGAATCGGTGTCAGATGCGATAACATAATCAACATCCTCAGTTTTTAAAAGGTTATTTAGATAACCATTCATTTTGCCTTCAATCCAACGGATGGAGACTTGTCCTGAGAGTGTAATTGCCTCAGCATTCGCCAACTTGTAATATCTAAAATACTGATTACCGATAGCGCCATAAGCACTATTGAGAGAGATCTTCTTAGCCATCTGAATGTTGTTACATCTGGCAATTTCTTTTTCAAGTGCTTTAGTTGGAGTCTTTTCATATTCCTGCTTTGCTTTGAGCATCTTCTTTTTAAAGATTACTCGATCCCCATACATTTTTTCCATCAACTCAGGAAGAAATCCACGAACATCCTTACGATACATTGCCCCATTGGCACATACAGCATAATTACTATGAAGATCAAAAGTGATCTCCTTATTTAGTATTTTCTGTACAGATGCAGTGGGATGTTTATCCTCACAGAGGGTCTCTGGTGAGATGTTGTACTGCATGATAAGGTGAGGATATAGACTGTTAAGGTCAAAAGACACAACCCAATCATACTTACCAGGAACAGGTTCCTTTACATATGCCCCAGCATACTTTTCAGATTTACTACCACCAACTTTTGGTGGAATGACGATATTTCTTCTCTTTAGATAATTATAGATGATAGCATCCCACATCCTTACCTGATAGAATACATCACTATAATTAACTTTTGCCTCATATGCCATAGTAATAGCAAGTTCAATGAGTTTCATCTTGCTTTCCAATCGGTCAACAAGTTCCACGTCAATGATGTTGTACTCTACGAACTTCTGCCAGTTCCCAGTATAGAAATCTTTGAAGGTATCAAACTCGGAGTGATCGAGTTTCTTCTGACCCAATTCTACATTGGCAATATGATCTAGACGATAAGATTCTTGTGCTTTATAAGTAAATTTTTTATACAAATCAAGATAGTCTAGTTGCGATATACCTCCAACGTCATAAGCAATCTGTTTTCTACCTTGAATGTATACTTCATTCTGAGTTACTAGGCCCCAGGGTGAGAAACGTTTCATTTGTTTCTCACCCAACACACGTTCTAGTCGTCCACAGATATATGGAATATCATACAACTGAACATTCCACCCAGTTACAACCTCTGGTGGATTTGCATCCCACCAATCTAGAAACGTCTGTAGAACTCCCCTTTCAGTGCTGCAATGAAAATATTTAACGTTGTCCTGTTTAACCTCAAATGGTTTTACACCCCAAGTCATAATTTGCTTGGTAGCATAATCTTGAATAGTAATACATAGAACTTCTTCAGAACAAGAAAGAGTATCTGGGAATCCCTCTTCTGCAGATACCTCAATATCCAGAGTAACTAGTTTGATTTTATTGATATCAAACTTAAGTTCTTCTTCTGGATATTTGTCTGAAATATATTGACAGATATACCTGTCATTACCATAAATGGCAAATCCTTGTACATCTTCATATTTTTTATAAAACTCCCTACAATCACGTACAGACCCAGGTTGAATCTTTTCGACGTACTCACCTTCAAGAGTTTTGTACTTGCTTTTATTTTTAGATGGAACAAAAAGAGTAGGTGAGTACTCTTCCTTATACATCACAGATTTACCATCCTCATAACCACGAAACAAAAACTTGTTTCCGATCATTTGGACGTTGGTATAAAAATTCATTTCAAAAGGTTTTTGTACTTGGTCAAATAAGCAGAATTTGGTTCTGCAAGTGTAAGTATTTTATCAGAAGAAATCATGAATTGATTTTCATCTGTAACATCAATCAGCCAAGGTGCTAGAGATCCATCTTTCTCAATTGTAAAGGGTTCGATCAATTTACAATCGGGTTCTCCAATATCAGCACTCACTTCTTCAATTTGACTAATCAGTAGAGTCTGGTCCATCATAACCATAATCTTTATCACTGACTTCTCCATAATTGGCATCATCTTTCTCCAAAATTTGTTTTGTATATGCATCCATAAGTTTATCGATTGGATCTACAAATGTAATAATCCAATCCATTGCGATAGGAAAAACTGGACCCTTTGCAAGTGGAATCCAAGGGATAAGTGAAATATCAAATGTTACTTCAGTTCGGTCAGTAACATTCTCAATATTTTTCATACGAACAACACATGGTTTTTTAAAAAAATAACCACATACTTTATTATCTTCACTGATCATTTCCTTTACATCAGTAACGATTTCTTCACCAGATTTAAGAAGTGCAAGTTTTACAGTCATAGTTTTTTAATTCCTCAATTCATTTTACCAATAAAAAAGAGAGGTGTCAACTGGTTTTTGCCAGTTACCTCTCCGTCTGCGCCGACGATATTCGATTGTATTTATAGGGTTATTTTTGTAGTAGCATATCCTGCAAGTAAAAGAGTTCCAAATGCCATTAGTATTTCCATTTATTCAGCAAGTATTATGGTAGTAGATTTGCGATAGGGACACCAATAAAAAGAGTCATGATTGTCCCCACCAATAGGGTTGGTACTGTGTAGGTCATATTTTATCCTCCAAAAGTACATAATTATATATCAATTATGTATCATAGTGATACAAAAGTCTGTAACTACTGCTACCAATCCCAAAGCAAATGTTAAGGATCAAAGATAATCCCTACGTTGATGATGCTCAGGAACGATCTTACCAAGAGTAATAATTAAAAGCCCATCCTCAAATTCAACTGATCTAACTTCCGTTTCGTCAGAAAGTGTCCATGCTCGTGTGAAAGATCTTTGAGCCACTCCTCTGTGGAGATACTCGGTTCCTGTTTCTTTATCTTCTTTTTGTCCTTCGACAAAAAGTTTACCGTCTTGAGTGTAGACATTGACTTCTGCCCTCTTAAATCCTGCTAGTGCTAATTCTAGTCGGGACTCTACGTTGCTGACTTGAATTAGGTTGTATGGTGGATAATTTGACGTGGTTTCGTGGAGTTTTGACACACGATCAAAATATTCATCCAGACCAATACTATACCTATTTATGCGATCAAACAGTGCAGGAAGGTCAGCTGCGGTATAACGCATCAGATTTGTCATTTTTCTTAGCTCCTTGTAAAGCGAGATTTGATTGTATGGACCCTTTCGGCATCCACTACTAATTATACAAGAAACACAAAAAAAGGGGATGTGGAATCCCCTACTTTATTATTCGGTTTCCTCAACTCGTTTCTTCTTAGAACCAATATTGTATTTTTGTTCTAGAGTCCACTCATTCTTTTCCTTGTATGCAATGACTTTGATTTGATTCAAAGGTGCAATATCAACAATTTTATTTTCATCAGCAAGGTCAACGAGACCCCAATCTACTAGAAGTTTAATAATTCTATTCCTTCTTTGGATATCGTTAAATGTGATGTTTGCATACTTACCATCAAGAGCAAACAACTCTTTGAAGTGTACAATGTAATACTTGCCTTGCTTATGCAGAATATGGCAGGATTGGTATAGTTTCTTTTCTTTGCGAGAAGCAACACCAATTCGAGTTAGAGTTTCACGAACTTTAAGAAAATCATCTGGTTCACGAAGATTGATCTCTACCATTAATGAAGGAGACCAAGTGACCTGGGGTTCAGCAATTTTTGTCATTGTTTTCCACCTGTTTCAATCTTAGATTTTATAAAATTAATTTGTTCTTTTGAGAGAATTCTTAAAGCTTCTTTTGACTTCTCATTAGAATAACCATAATATTTTTTAATGGCATCCAGATCATCAATCTTTTCTTTACGAATCCAAGGAGAGAATCTTTTCTTTTTCCTGAGACTATTTAGTAGAAATGAATATTGCATATCTTTATCTAGGAAATGATACCTATTCATTTCATTAGCAAACATAATTGAATCAAGATGTCCAGATAGACATTTGTTTACAATGAAAGGTGGATATGTTTTAATTTCGTCACGATCTTCTTCAATAAGATTCTCTTTATTGAAGTTTATAGAGTTCAACCAGTCTTTCAGTTCCATAATTCTGCCTCTAGAGGTGTTGGTGGAGTAAGAGAATAATTAGTAACCAAAAGTTCGGTCTTTACATTATCTTGAGTGTTCTTATCACCACGATGTACCATGGAGTAACGAAGTTTCCAATACTCAAGGTAATAGTCCTTATACAACTCAAGTAAACGATCATTCACATTGTAAGTGATCATGAATTTGTGAGGACATTTGTAAACGTTCTCAGCAAATACCTCATGGTCAAATGACTTGTGCATCTCACGATTCTTTCCATACAGAAAGTCTTTGATGTCATAAGGAGGATCAAGAAATACAAAAGTATTTTCTGGACCATCAGCATTCATTACTTGTGAGTAATCATTGTTAGTGATCTTCCAATTCTTGATCAGTTTAGAAAACTCTGCAAGTTTCTTTGCACCAACTAAAGAGAAATTGGAATTGGCAGCAGTTACTGAAAAAGTACTATTTTCAGTAAGACCAGAATAACTACATTTGTTCATGATAAAGAAGGCAACTGCTTTTTCAAAGTCACCATAATTATCAATTTCAGAAGCATATCGATTGAAAAGATTTTTTGCAAAACTATCTTTTTCATCTTGACTGCCACTGTCAAGCATATTCTGCTTCTCCTCCCTGACACGTTCAGAGAGTTCTTCTCCACGATTTCTTAGTTGCCTCCAGAAGTTATACAGAGGAACGTACAGGTCGTTTACCCATACTGGAATATCTGGGTTTGCTTTCGTAACATCGATAGCAATTGAACCACCACCAAGGAATGGTTCACGATATTCTTCAATAACTTTTGGATACCACTTAGAAAGAGTTTTGATTGCTTTTGATTTACCACCAGGATATCTCAAAGGTGTTTTCAATGCTTTCATAATAAGATAAAAAAATCAGAGAATTAGATTTTTAGAGGGAGTTTGGATTGGTGAGAACATTCTACCATATTGTTCTACAATCTCATCGGCAGCCTCTTCAACATAAACAATAACACTACGATTAAGTGTAATGGTGCTATCTTTTTTGAGTAGTGCTGGCCAAGGAATAAATCCTATAGATCCGTTTTGATTACCAACAGGACTAATAGCATTATTAATTTTGATAGTGCTATCATTCTCCTCTAGGAGATCACAAATAAATTCTTCACCAGAAGAAATTTTAATGTATTTTACATTCATTGATAAACCTCATTACTTGTTCTTGTTAGTTCACTTTTAAGAAATTCGATAAATTCTAGATTACTATTTGCCATTATACGATATCCAGTGCCAACATACAATTGTCCAAGAAGAACAATGGCAGTCATGGCACCCCAGAAGTAATAATACATTCTGGACTTTTGTTGTCTTGCGCTTTTACTCATTTAAATTTACACTCCACCATAATTTCAGTTAGTGCTGCAAGAACGTTGATTTCTTGATCAGCAACGAATGCAATCTGATACTGGTACTTAGCAATGATCAAAACTGCTGCAGCAAGAGATGGTCCATCAACAACATCGACAAGACCATCATAAACCCTACGAAGAATTAAATTTGGATCATTATCTAGATTAGATGTAACCCACTTGCGAACGTAACCAAAGTCTTTCTGCTTGAGATTCTTGATTAGTTCTTCCACACTTACATCAGAAAACTGAGCAAGGATGGCACTATCAATTCTTCCACTTACGGAATAACGTTGACACTCATTAAGAACACGTCTCCAATCAGGGAAGTGCTTATTGATCAACTCCGCAAGTACTTTCTGATCTGCTTCAATCTTCTCTCCTCGTAGGATTTCTTGAAGGCGCTTATAAAAACCTGCAGCAAGTTTTGGTTTGTCTTTTGCTTTGATTCCAAATTCGACCACCGCACATCTGCTGTGGAGAGGTTCGATAATTTTGTTTTTGAAATTACAGGTGAAAATGAATCGGCAGTTGTTATAAAACGTCTCAATATTTGCCCGTAGAAGGAGTTGTACGTCGTGGGTCGTGTTGTCAGCCTCGTCAATAATGATGACTTTGTGCTTTGCATCAGTTGCAGAAAGTGAGACGGTCGAAGCAAAGTTCTTTGCTTGGTTTCGTACTGTGTCCAGAAATCGTCCTTCATCAGATCCATTAATA